CGGTGGATGTCCTCGCGCAGATCCTTGACAGCGCCCCACAGCTCTCGCGCTAACCAGCCCACGACCGAGAGGACGAGACCGCCGGTGATGTTGATAATGGTCTGAGGTTCCATGTCACCGGGCCATTGCGTTGCGGTTATCTTGGGGCGGCGCGAGCCGGTTGATCGTCAATATGGGCGAGCCGTAAGGTGCTGCTGCACGGGCGGCTTCCGCCGCCGCGTTAAACGGCGCACGTACCGCAGCGCCGCGTGCTGCCGTATTTGCTTTTGTAGCCATAGCTTTTTCAATAGCAGTCGCGGCGGTCGCCGGGTCAAGCATGGCTTCTGCCAAACGTATAGCCGTTGCGCTCTGGATGCGCCCTTCCAGCGCGCCCGCGATCTTATTCGCCGCCGTTGCGATCCAGCTAAAGAAAGCAGGCGTACGTGGGATGTTGCCCGCCTCCAAGGTTTTCGCTTGCTCCGCCCCGCGCTGGGCTAGACGCTTATACTCATCCGTCCGCGCGAGGTCTTGCAAGATGTTGGACACTTTTTGGCTGTCCCCAGCCTCAAGCGTGTCGGATAACGTCTGGAACCGTGTGTCGCCTGTGGCCTTCTTGATGGTAGCGGGGGCGTTGCGAACCGCAGTAGCGAACACACCCGGACGACTGACGCCTTCGTTGAGCGGGCTAGTGAGCGCCTGCTCAAGCACCTTACCGACTTCCATGACGTTGATCGGCTTGCTTTCAGCGGCAAAAGTTTCCCGCGCGGTCTTGTAGCCCGGCAATTTGTTCTCCATCCACCCGACAAATTGATCGCGGACGGATTTAATAGTCCTTTGTTCGGCCCTTTCCGCCGCCGTAACACCCGGCGAGGATTTTATCATTTCGTCTAGCGCGAGCTTGATATCGTGCAAGCTCTGGCCGGGATATGTCGCAAATGCCGCTGGCGCTTCACGGATAAGGGGCTTGCCATCTGGCCCCATAACTGTGGATGTAACAGTCTGCGCCGGAACGTCTTCGCCTGTTTTGAACAGCCGTTGCTCATTCGCGGCGTTCTTTTGCGCTGTTCTGACGGCGTCTTGCATAGCGGGCGTCTGAAGCATACGGGCGAGCTTTTCATCCGCCGTAACTTCAACGGCCATCGGCCCTTTGTAATTAGCCTCGGCGTTGACCGCGCGTGTCGTGCGGGCCTGTTCAAGGTTAGCGGGCGTCTCAGCGATAGAACCAATAGACTGCTGACGAGCGGCGGTCTGCGCGGCTTCCAATTCCGCTGCGGCTGTGGGCATGTTTTCTTTAAGCAGCCGCTGCTGCAACGCAGGGAACTGCGTGCCACTGACGCCTGCGCCCGCCAACACTTCGGCGGCTGTAGGCTTGCTGCCGGGCACAATGACGTTACCTTCGCCGCGAAGCGCGTTGACGTACGCCGCGCCGCGACCTTCCAAAGCCGGAACGAGCATGTTGGCGCTAGGCGTAAACAAGTTAGCCACCGCCGTGACCGGACGCGCCAAGGCGTTCCCGGTAACTTGCAGCGCGTTTGCGGTGCCTCGGATGGGGTCTGTAAGCACGCTCGCGCGTTCAAGCGCCTCGGCTATGCGCCCAGCGGGCGCAACCTTAGCGCCCAAGCCAAGCCCGAGGGACAAGTCAGCCAGAACCGAAGTCGGCTGCGTAGCCAGCTTCTCCAAGAATTTCTGCTTGTCGCCATACGCCGCGTATGAGTCAATGAACGCATCCGCCGTCGCTTTGGCACGGGCTTGCAATTCGGGGTTGGCTTGCTCTGCAAAAGGCGCTCTTGCGCGGATACCCGCCAACGTATCGGCGGGATACACAGCCTCAACGCTTTTAGTAAACAACCCTTGCGGAAGATCGCGCGCGACGGTGTTGAACGCGTTAGTGGCGCGCTCACCCGCGCCCGGCGCGCCCACTGAGGTGTCTATCGCGGAAAACATTTGCGCAGGCAGCACGGCCTTGGCCGCAGCGCGCGGCACGCCAGCCGCTACGTCCAGAAGACCCCCCGCCATAGTCAGGATGTCACCGGGCAACGCTTTCACGCCTTCTAACGCCGCGCCGGTCAAAGTGCGTTCGTTAGACGGGGCTTTCGGAACTTCAAATTCAGCAAAAGGGTTTGCGGAACTTGGCGCGGCTTCGCGCCCGCCCACAGCTTTGCGCGGGCCAGCCGGAACTTCAAATTCAGCAAAAGGGTTTGCCATTTATTTCCCCAGAATTGCTGCGGCAGCGCCAGGACGGCCAAAATGCTCATCAAAAGCCTTAGCCATAGACGGATCGTTGCGCAACTTCTCAATCGCGCGGGGATCAATACCTATGGCGATAGACGGAGTAGGTGCGGGGAGGTCAAACTGGCCCTTATATTTTTCCATCAAAGGCCCGTACGTGTTTGTGTAATTGGACCGCGTACGGTTCATAAGACCTTCGGCTCGATTGACGATGATCTTCATCTGCCTATCAAGCGTTTTTGCGTCCATATTCGTAAGATCCAAGGACGCGACTTGGTCGGCCAAGATTTTCCATTCTTGAACCGCCATGCTGCCGATAGACCCTGCGCTGGCTTTGGACATCGCGGTTATCTGACCAACAACGTCGTTAAATTTTGTTTGCGCGTCTTTTGCTGACGCGCTGAGGTTAGGCGTATATTTTCCCGTATAGCCAGAAATTGCGTTTTTAGCCTCTTCAGGCAACGCCAAAACATCTTTGGCCGCGCGAAGCGTTTCCTGAAGCGTCGCCATAGACTCCCCGGCGTTGGCGCGGGCTTCGCCTACATCCGTGCGCATTTTCTGCTCTTGAACGGGGGTAAGTATCTGCGCGGCTTCTTGCGCAATCTGCGCTTTACGTTGTTCCTTTTGCGCTTCTTGCTGTTGGATAAACTCGCCTGCGCCTATCGGGGCAGCGCGTAAAGTGTTTTTTGCTCCCGCTTCTGTTGTTGGCGGCGCGGCCATAGCATTGCCCACCACTGGCACGGGCGTAGCCGCGCCGGGCATGTTGTTGACCGCAGCGTTAGCTCCCGCTGCGCTGGGCTGCATGACGGGGAGACCAAGACGCGCTTGCGTAGCTTGCATGGTTGCAAGCCGGTCGGGGTTCATAGCCGCCGTAGCCGGGCCGGTGCCCGCGCCAGCGCCGGTATCCGCACCTTGCGGTGCAAACGGGGTTATGCCAAGTTCTTTTGCGCCCTTGCCGGGCGTGTATTCGGCGGGCACGCCGCCAATTGTGGTAAGTTGAGGCTTCATACTTTCCCGAACAGACTGGGACGTAGCAACCATATGGCCTTGAAGTTTACCCGTTGGGTCTTGCGACCATTGTTCTACCGTTGGAAGCTTTACGCCTTTATAGGCCGCACCATGCGTAGCAAGCCAACCCGCGTAAGCTTCTGCGTCGCCAGCAGGAATAGCCGCCAAACGATTTTGTGCGTTTGTATACGCCGTCTCGCCCATCGTTTGATAGGTTTGCGCAAGCCCGGCGTTAGTGGCGGCTGTTTGACGCTCTAAATTTTGCGCTTGTCGAGCGGCGACTAATGCCGCTGTTGCTGCTTTATACCCGCCAACTTGACCAAATTGATTAATGGCCTCTGGTGAAGTCATGTCAAAACCGGGCCGCGCGTATAGCTGTTGTATATTCCTAGCTTCGGAATTTTTGCGCGCAAGCGCCTGTATTTGCATTTCCTGCAATTGCGCTTGCTGCATACGCATGGCGTTCTGCGTAAAGTCAGGAGCTTGGAAAAGCTGCTGCTGGGGGATCGCGATGTTGTAGTCAACCATTATCGGACCCTCATTGCCCAGCCATTGCCGCAGTTCGGTCTTTGTACGCCTGCATGTTGTTATAGCCCATGTACGCGTTCAAACCGCCGCTCAATGCGTTTGACAGCGCGTTTCCGGTATTCATGTACGCCGAGGCATTTGCTGCGCCCGTCGCGGCCGCAGCTTGCCCCAGCCCCTGCCCCAAGTTGCCCGCTGCGTTCGTCAGCGTGTTAGCGGCAGTTTGTCCAGACCCCATGAGGCTTTGGAGCGGGTTGAGCTGGTTGGCGCGGTTGGTCTGGTAACGGTTGTAGGCGTTGCCGTACTCTTGGCTCGCCATGCCCTGCCCGTAGTCCGTGATGCCCTTGAGCGTCGAACCGGACGACAACAGACCCTTTGCGGCTGCCGAGTTCTGCAAACCCTTCATGCCTTCCGACAGACGAAAGGCGTAACCGGGGTCGGCCTGATAGTCCGCCATGCTGAAGTCGCGCGCGTATTTGCCAAAATTGGGGTCGTTCGGGTTGACCGTGACGCCGGAGCCTGCGCCGGGGTTGAGGCCCAGCAGGGTCATAAGCTGGTTCTGCGCCGTCATGCCACCCTGACGGAACGGTTCCTGAAGCGCCGTTTGCTTGTCAAACATCTCCCGCTGCACAGCAGCGGAGGCGTCAATGCCCGCCTTCTGCGCGTCAGCGGCTTTGCTTGAGCTGTAGATGGACGCGCCAGCGCCGACTAGTCCTGCTCCGGCAATTGCGACTGCGACCATTTTAAGCCCCTATCCATTTGGAATAGTACGTCTCGATAGGCTCCAAGCCCAGATACCGGAACAGACTGCCGCAGTCTTTGTGAAGCTTGGAGCCGTAGAACATGCGTTGCACGCCTCGCCTTTTCGCTTCTTTTTCAACCGCCCGGAACAATTTTACGCCCGCAAACCCGCCCCGAATGTCTGGGTGGGTCCAGAAAATGTCCATCGTCAGCGTCAGACAGGTGCTGTAATGCAAGCCGGGCGCGACGATCCCGACAAAATAGCCTACTAGCCGCCCTTTGTCACGCAGGGTTATGACCATCAGTTCGCCAGCGGCCTCGCGGGCGGCGTACACGTGATACTGCGGCGCGAGCGGAACTTTGTCCTTGTTGAGCGCCAGCTCCTCCCAGTGCTGCGGGAAGAGCGGCTGGACCTCCACGACGAACTCAGACCACGGCTCGACTTGGGTGGTCAGCATCATGCGCTCCGAATGTCCACGATGCAGACGATCCGGTCGTCGGCGCTGTTGTTCACCACGGAATGTTCGGCCTTGTTGTTGATGAGCCAGATGTCGCCGGAGCGGAAGTTTACCGTCTCGTCTTCGATATTGAACAGCGCGCCGGGCAGGCTCTGGAGCGCGATCTGGTAGCGGGTGTAGAACGTCGCGGGCGCGCCGGAGTCCACATGCGGCGTGATGACTGCGCCCGGCGGCAGGCGCGTGACAATGCAGCGGCCAAGCTGCACACCGTTGACGCGGTGGATCAGGTCCAGAATGAGTGCCCGCAGCGGCTTGAGAACGTCCCACGCGCGGTACGGCTGCACCTGGATGTCGTTGACGATCTCGCCAGACGCGTCGTTGAACATGAGCCAGATGTCGCTGGCTGCTGCGTGCGCCGTCTCGACGTGCGTCGTGCGGAGCGTGTGCTCGTCCCACAGGTCTGGATTGACCATGAGCGCGTGCAAAACCGGGGTAACGTCCACACCCTCTGCGATTTTAAGGAAGTTTTTCATGCGGCTCAATATTCCACAATCACAATACCGGACCCGCCAGTGCCACCGACTGGAGAACCGCCTGTCCCGCTACTGGCGGACCCGCCGCCGCCTGTATTGGCAACGCCGTTGCCGCCCACCACGTTGTCATAGCCTGCGGTTGCCCCCATACCCCCCAAAATTCCGCCGCCGCCCGGGCCACGCCCGCCGGCACCGCCAGACCCACCCGTAAGATTTACGTTTCCGCTTGACCCAACTCCACCTGCGCCGCCTACGCCGCCTAAGCCGGATATAGTAACGCCACCAGCCCCGCCTGTTGCCGAGCAATACGCGCCAAAAGATGAGGTGCCGCCAGAAGTTCCAGTCCCGGAATAAATTCCGGCCCCTCCGGCGCCTACGGTGACTGTGACCGTGCCGCCCGGCGTAAGTCCAGTAATAGTTTTAATAGCTGTACCGCCTGCGCCGCCGCCGCCGCCTTGATTAATGGCAGCGACGCTGCCTGCGCCGCCGCCGCCGCCGCCAACAACAGTGACCTTAACTTTGGTCACCCCAGCGGGGATGGTGAAAGTGTTGGTGCCGGTAGTCGTAAACGCCTGAATGGCGGGGATTGGCGATGGCGCAGAACTAGACCATGTCGTGCCATTGCTGGTCAGGACGTTCCCTGAAGTGCTGGGCGCAATTAACTGCACGGCAGAGATGCCATTGCCCAGAAGAACCGAATTGGCCGTGAGCGTGGACAGACCCGTGCCGCCGCTGCCTGCGCCAAGAGGCGTGGACAGGCTAACAATCGTGCCGTTGGTGATGGAGCCACCGTAGACGATATTGTTAATGAGCTGGAACGTCGTGCCGTCGTACTGTACCCACGTCAGCTTGCCGATCTGGACATCGCCAGCCGTCAACGCCGCGCTGCCGTTCTTGGTGATCGACTTGGCCGCAAGCCCGTCAATGCTGAGCGTTGCCGCCGCCGTGTTGCTGTTGGCCGCGATAAAGGCGTACGTCGCGCCCGCTGCGTAGGCGGTGAGGGACGGCGTCGCCACCGCCGCAATGGCGTTCGTGCCGGTGACGCTGCCCAGCAGCGAGTTGATGCTGTAGGGGTCATTGATGGCCGGGAGGCCGTCATAGGTACCAACCAGCACGTCCGTTGAAGTCTTGACAATGAACTTGTAGAGCGACCCAGCCACCAGCCAAGTCTCGTTGGCCGTGCGCCCTGCGGCGTCCAAGATGATCGGGTTCGTGTTGGCAACCGCGCCGGTCGAGGTCGTGTAGGTGGCCGCTGGCGTGGTCGTGCCAGCCGCGTAGTTGTAGACCTTGCCGCCGGTCAGCGGGTTGCCGTTGTCGTCGAAGAACTGCGCTCCAGCGCCAGCGAAGGATGACAAATTGTAAGAGGTCATGTGTCCGTCCTATGCTATCTGGGTCACGTTCAGAAGGATGCTGGCGGCAGACGGCGCGGTTATGGTCGTGTTAGCAGCAATCGTACGAAGTTGCGCTACCCCGCCGAAGGAATTACCGTAAAATTCTATATACGCTGCGGCAGGAAGTTGCAACGTAAGGTCAAGGGTGTGGGTGCTGTACGCCTGCGCGCTGCCGCCCGGTCCGAACACGGTGACGTAGCGCAGGGAGCCGGGCACGTCCACGCCGCTGACGCGCGCCCACAGGGCGATGGTGTACGCCGTGGTGGTGTTGAGGTTGTAGAGTTGGAACGAGGCGTTGATGGAGTACAGCCCGGCGTTGGCGACCGTCACCTGCGACGATGCCACCGACACACCGCTGCTCAGCGCGGTGTCCGTGATGGATACCTGCGTGGTGGTGTTCGACACCCACGTCGTCGTCTCAAACCCGCTGAACGTCCCGTAAGCAAACGAGGTCAGCCGCACGATCTGCTCGTAGACGAAGTTGAAGAACCGAAACCACTCGCGGGTGATTAGCCCGCCTTCCTTTTCGGTTATCGGGACGCGCGGGGCCGGGATCTGGCTGTCGTTAAGCATTGGTGCCGCTCGCAATCAGCTCCGCGCCCATGATGTAGATCGGCACCGGGTCCGTACCGGATATCTCGTACACGCGGTCGCGGATCTTCAGCGTCATGCCCAGCCTGCGCCAGAACACACGCTTGCCGTACTCGCCGATGGCCCCCATCGAGGACCAACGCTCGCGGCTCCAGGTATGCCCGCCGTCGTCCGAAAAGCGCATCATGACCTGCGGGTCGCTGCCCTGCCCGCTGTTGAGGCCCACGCCTGACTCGCAGTCAAGCTGCAACGTGTGGTTAGCCACACGCTTGAGGTTGTTCTGGCCGGGCGGCAGCGCCCGCCACGAGCGCAGCCACCGCTGCGTCTGGTCGTCGTCGGCGTAGAGCGCCAGATCGTAAGCGTAGAGCTTGCCGTTCTGGTAGTCGCCCACGATGGTCTCGTCGCTGAAAAACATCTGCATGGATGCCCGCTGGCGGGTAAAAGCTCCGTCGTTGAAGCCCGCCCGCTCATGCCACGCCTGTGTCGCGACATCGTAGACCCACGTCGCGTTAGCGGAGGGGAACGACAGCACGTAAAAGGCGTGGCCGTCCTGCTGGTAGGTGTAGGCCGTGGCGTCAGCGATGTTGGGGTATTGCTGGATTTGCCACTCGACCGCGTGCGTGCTGACGCGCACGCCCGTGTAGCCGTTGGCGCGGTAGACGATACCTTTGCCGCGCGCGTCAGCGCCCAGCCAGAACAGGGCGTTGTCGAGCTTGGCGACCGAGAACGTCGCAGCGCAGCCGATCTCGTTGAACGCCCCTTGGATGCGTTGGAGCGGGAACGCGGCCGCACCGGAATTGTACCAGACCTCGACCGAGTTGGTGCCAAAAAGCCACACTTCGGAGTGATCCACAATCGACGAGATCAGGCCGTCCGGGTCGCCTTCGGCGCTGGCAAAGTCCAGCGGATCAATCGACGTGCCATCCAGAAGCTGCGTGACCCACACCTTTTGGCTGTTGGGTTCAATGAAGACGAAGTATTCGTCCAGATACGAAACGGTCAGCGCGCCGGGGAAGTCCGGGTCGGTGATCGGCCCGAACGCCAGCGTGCTGTTGTTGTAGATGTAGCTGGGGCCACCGCACGCAATAAAGAGCTGGATGCCGTTGTCGGCCATCGACACCGGGCCGTCGTTGGCAACCGTGCCGAGCAGCACGGTGTTGTACGCGGGGTCCATGCGGTAGAGCTGATTGCCCGACACGACGTAGGCGTAGCTGCCGTAGGCGTGCAGTCCTCTGATAGGACCAAGGCCCACCGTCGCCAGCCGGCGCAGGCCGGGCGCACGCTGGAGGAACGCCGCCTGCTTGCCGCCTTCGGGTACGATCTCTGGAAAGAGATTGACCATACGGTTGTCCGCAGCGTTGACGCTGCGGGCTACGTACGCGGAGCCGAGGATGGGCGTCTGCATCAGAAATTTCCGGCAAAAATATTGTAACGTTGTCTGTTACCAACCATGCTGTAGGGCAGCGCCATGATGTCGTCAGGGTTGTTGATGCGCTTCAGATTGCGTTTGGACGCCATTGCGATGCGCGACACCGTGGGCGGCGGCTCGATGCCAAACTCCGGTGCGAACTCGCAAGCCAGATTGTAACGGAACGCACGGAGGTAGCCCGGCGGGAAAGACAGCGCGGTAGACAGCAGCGCGGGCTGCGTCAGCTCCTCAACCGAGACGAAGTGCCACTCCAGCACCTTGGTCGGCACCGGGTAGACGTACATCTCAATATCGGGGTAGCTCATGTTGATCCAGATCACCTGCGGGTAGGTGCTGGTGACAGTCTTGACGGCGATGCCATCGTACTGCTGCTGGTTGATGATCTTGATGCCGTAGGAGATGCCGCTGGCCGGGTCTTTGAAGTAGGTGGAGTCGTCCAGCAGGATCGGGCGGTTGCCGACAAAGTCGCCGGTCGGCCCCAGCGTGCGCGAGATAAGGCCGGGCAGCCAACTGAACACTTGGTCTTGCGTGGAGAACACGGCCAGCCGCTCGGTGTTCCACGAGTCAATCATCTGGTTGAGCGCGTTCAACGCATCCTGCGACGTGGCCGCAGACGGGGTTTCGCCTTCGGCTAGGACGCCGAGAAGACGAAGCGCGCCATTAATCTGATCGCCCGCTGTC